ACACACTTCTCTCCTTGAGCAGGTGTTTCCATTGTTCTTATAATGTGTCCTTCAATATCTTTTGAAGCATAAGTCATTACTGCATAAGCAATCTCACCTGTCGGCATTGCTGCTATTCTACCAAATGCAATTTCAAACTCTACATAACCTTCATTTTTTAATGCTTCGTTAACCATTTCTAATGGTCCACACCATATTGGCATATCTTGTAGTTGCCAAGGATAGTTTGATAACCCTTGTGGGCCTGCGTGTGATTTACTGGATAAACATAATATAAAAAATAGTCCACATATTGTTTTAATTAGTTTTCCCATCTTCTTTAAATTTCTTGTGAAACTCCTCTATTGCTGGTTTTAGTAGGGGTAAATAATCTTTCTTGTTTTTAATAAATGTTTGAGTTGAACCTTCTTCGGTTACAATCAATATCACTATCTGATCGATTGCTTTACCATAAAGTTCTTCATACATTTCGCAATAGGCTGAAGTTTGAATAAAATAGTTTTCTACCCATTCTTCTTTCTTATCTTTGGTAGATGTCTTAAAATCTATTACTGATAATTTGCCTTCATATTCTGCAATACAATCGACTCGACCTGCAACACCCCATTTGTCGCTGTACAAAGCACCTTCTTGCATTACTATATTATTTATCTTATCCAGTTCAGTTTTTAGAATGGTAAATAACGCAGTAGGTAAAACACCTTGTTGTGATAGTTCTTCGTTGTTTAAATAGTTTTCTGTTAGTGTGTGTACGGCTGTGCCTCTCTTAGCCGCATTTCTCATAATAGTATTTGCAACCTGTTCGCCTACTGACTCACGCCATCTTGCGATACCTTCATTGCCTCTAGCCGATAGCACAGTTGTAATTGAGGGATACTTATCACCACTAGGTAAAACATAAAATCTTTTACCTTTAATTGTTTCAGTAATTAAGTTTAATTGTTTTTTTTCTTGTGGTACATGGGTAAAGCTTCTCATATTATGATTAGCTTTCATATATTCGTGTAATTTATTCATACTGTATTATATCACATACCTTCGGAAAGGTCAAGCTATGTACTTCTATGGTGCGTCAGCATATCATTCATTTCGTCTTTAGTGACTATGCCAAGCGTTCAGTTAGGATTGTACTCAACATATTGAGTTTTACCTTGATCGTTTCGGAATGCTCTCAATGTTTGTTTTCTATTATCAGTAGGACTCTTGTACGAACAATGAATCCAACCGCTATTAGGTTCATCTGGATTGTGATACTCTAATATTAATTGATCAAAATCTAAATTCTCTATAATCCATTTTGCTAATTCAGCATTCGGAGTCCCAAATATTTCAAAGTCGGCAGCCTGGCCCTTAGCGTGTTGTGAGTTTGTTGAGCTGCCAATTGCAACACATAATTCTTCACTTCTAAACCCACTTGATATTGTCACTGGTGTAGCATATTGATCTCGAACAGGTTGCAATATGTTTTCACATAACTTTTGTAATCCTGTAATCTGATCGTCATTAGGATTATTATTAATACCCTTACGCTCAGCTGTTTGACTAGTCGTCATTTCTTTTAAGCTAAAGTTCTTGCTCAGTTTCATTTATTATCCTTTGTTGATTATTTTCCACGAGTAATCTGTACAATTTTTTTCAATTGTGCTTCGATTACTTCTGCTCTATTCGGCCAGTGAATATAGGCCTCGGGTGATTTTGCTAATTTAATTAATAAAGGTATGATAAGTTTTTCTAGTTTCTTAAAGTCTTCTTTGTACTCTTTACCTAGATTGTCTTTTCTTAAATCGTACTCATCATCCATTTGTTTCTTAGCGATCTCTAATTCTGTTTCGTTCTTGGCGACAACTGTTTCTTTAGTTTCATTTGTTGCTCTCAATAGTTTATCTAGTTTACTTTCTAGTCTATTGATAATTTCGCTAGACACCGCCTTACCTACATTATCAGCTGTTGTCTTAACAACTTCTTTTGTAGCTTCTGACTCTGCTTTACTTTCTGTCGCTGGTTTACTCTTGACCGAGGTAAAACCCCAATCGCCATCAGCGTCAAATCCATCTAAAAAATCGAAATCTGCCATATATCTATTTATACTTTCTTACCTGCCTTCTTTGCTCTATGAGTCTTTATTACCTTATCAATTTGTGTGTCTTTTACTGACTTTTTACCGTATTGTGCAGCTAAATTACTCGCTGGGTGTGCTTCAGATACTTTTGATAACACCTCTTTCCAACCATTATCAGTTTTACTATCTATATTACCCACACTTGATACAATGTTTACTTGTGTTGGTGGTAATAGTTTAATATGTTTCTTTTGTATAAACTCTTCCATTTCAGAAATAGACATTAAGTCTGTATATTCTTCTTTAGTTCTTTTATTATAAAATCTATAAGTTGGCATTTATTCCTTCACTATACCATTCTGGAATACTTGTTTTCCATGTAGCAAAATCCTTTTTGTATTTTACATAGTAATCTCTATAAGCGATTATACTATCTTCATTCTTTACATCATCAGGCATTGCTTGTGTTGGTTGATTAAAAGGAATATTTAGGGGAATATTTTTAGGGGGATTTCTCAATAACTCATATAGTAATGTATATGACTTATGATCTTTGCCATACCTTAATTTAAATTCATCATGTAAATGTGACCACATCTGATACAACCATTGATAGTTGTAAGCATTGTTTCGAACCCATACTGCACTCGGGTGATGTAAATGACAAGCCTTGTATATAGTTGCTTCTTCGTTTTTATTCTCTAATCTAAATCTGGTAACTTTTCTACCTGTCTTTGATTTAGCAATATACTTAACACCGTCAAGCATTCTGTGAGCAGTTGACATCAATTGAGCATACTCAATAAGCATTTTAACCACATGCTTATCTAAATGTTGTTCAGCACAAATCTTTGGGTCTTTATGTAAATAAAAAATATTCATAGCTTCATTATAACACATTTAATCGGCATTGTCAACCCTATACATTGTATATTTTAGTGTTATTTCTTCGCCTTTCTTAATGTCTTTTATAGTGGTTACATTCCATTTGTCCCAATAGGGTTCAATTCTAATTTGTTTTCTAGTTGCACTAGGATCTTCACTATGATTTATAAAACCACCAAGTGGTGTTCTAATTACATCATCACCTTTTCTATAATGACTTATACCTAAATCTGTACCCATAGGAATATCTTCACTAGCAACTAAACCTTGACCATGTATTTTACTTTTACCTATATGTAAACTATCTGGTAATGGTTTATATGTTTCTTTCTTTTCTAATTTTTCAATCAATTTATGATATTCCTTTATGTCTTTATCGTTCATCATTCATTAATCACCTCTAACTTGGTTAAAGTATGTCATTTTATCATACTTCTTACACAATTTTTTAAATGTGTTATACCAAAAGTTCTTTCCCCAATCTGTTAAAGCATTCTTACAAGCTCTTTCAGCGCTTAATATTCTTCTTACTTCTATCATATCTTTCATTGTATCTGCCATTATTTCTCCTCTAGTTTTCTTATTTTCTTAATCATTCTTATAACTCTTTGATCATAATCTGCCGTAGTAGAAAACTTATCAAGTGTCTTGATTAATTTCATTGAGTCATTTGTAGTTTTTCTTAACTCTCTAAACTTCTCATATGCCGAATGATTGTTTAATAAATCGATATAGTATTTTACACTATCACATTTACTAGCAAATACTTTCACACCCCACCCAGGCCATTTCTTAACACCTTGTGGTAGTAGATGTGGTGATGTTTCTTTCCATGTTCTAATACCAAATAGATTATTACCTTCGGTTGCAAATCTACTTGTACCCCAGCCAGACTCTAACGCTGCCTGACCTATAATCATTTCATAAGGCACTCTTAAATGTTTAGGTGTAGTAAAATTGATATAGTTAATACACTTATGCATTGCCCTAATAAATTGAGTATCATTATTAAATGTAAATTCAGGTTCTTGTAGATCCATTTCTTTAATTTTATTTACATAAAATTCATCTAGTTCACTATTTACTTTTTCTACTGCACTTTTATTAGGATAAAATGTACCCCAACCATATGCAATCAA